ATCAGGGGCAGCATATTCTGCAATTTTCTTCTTCATGCTTTGATAGTCTTTATATACTTCAAACGCACCATAAAGCCCACCAAGGGTAGATGATACGATAGTTGCTGCTACCATTAATTTTGCTGGGGTAAATTCATAGCCTCCGATACTGATAACAGTGTCTTTAGAAGCATACTTTTTCATTGCTGCTTCGGCTTCGTCAATCTTTGCGTTGACGTTTTTAATTTCTTCTGCCATTTTTTAGTTCCTATTTTAAGACCAGTCCGCTGGCCATTTTGATTCTTTTAATTTTTGATCCGATAACATTCTAAACCATTCTTTGCGCATTGCTACATCGTGTTTCATACGTTCTAATTTTGTAATTGAATCGTCGTAATAAAACATATAATAAAACGCTATTCCAAATCCAAACCCTAACATAAAATATGCAAGTAAATACATTTTTTATTTGTATTGTTGATCAACCATTTGTTGATGTAATCTATCAGAACTCAATTGTCTTAATGCTCTAACATTATCTACTGTTGTTTGATTTTTATATATTTCTTTAGGTGCATAAAATGCTACATCAGGTATCATGAAAAAATATTGCGAATAATTTGCAGGTTGTTTTGCGATAGATTCAATCGTTATGTTACCAGCTAATTCGTTATTTTCAATATTTCTTTTGACACTATCATTTTGTTGGGAACTGTCATTCATTTGAGGTACGAATGGTTTTGACTCCATTGCAGAATCAACTGCACTTTTAACCCCAAATTTTATACCTTCAAGCATCGGTATTTCAACTTGAGGTTGAACTGATTGTCTTGTAGGTGCAACTAAGTTATAGGAAACAACCGGTGTCGCTATAGCTACAGTAACTTCTTGTTTTGTTGTGTTTTGGTAGCTACTTTGTTGTGTAGTCATTCCAGTAAAATTTAAAATATTAGACTGCGAACTTACACTGCTGTTAATCGATTGCTGTACTCTTGCAGCATTAGATGCAATACTTGATTGTTGACCGCCTTGTAAAGAAACCATTGAGCTTTGTGTCTGTGTAAATGATGACTGCGCGCTGGTTGTTTGAACGGAAGTAGAAGAGCCTCCGCCACCTGCATTCATACTTTGAGATTGCATATCACCTGCAATTTTTTCTGCTTGTTGTTTTGCAGACTCTCCTGCAGTAAATGCTTGTGCATCTGCAGATTGAACTACTGATTTTTCTAATGCAGAGGTCTTATCTTGATTAGAACTAATCATACTAAGAACAGAGGATAAAGAAACAGGGGAGCTTTTTCCACCTCCAGAGTCTGCAACCTCACCTGCTTTAGGTTGTTGATTGTTTGCACTAGGTTGTGCTGCGGCTTGTTGAGGGGCTGGACCAGATGGCCCAGGTTGGGGGCCTCCTGGTTGGGCAGGGCCTGGTTGAGCAAGCTGTTGGGATTCTTGAACCGGGGGAGCCCCGGGTGACAGAGGTGCACCAGACTGTTGAGAAGGACTAGGTGGGGCAATTGCAATAGTTTCTGGAGGTGGAGCAGCCGGGTCCGGGGAAGCTGCTACGGGGGTAGGTATTAATTTAGCTAACGCGGCGGAATACCCAGCACAAGAAGGGCTTGACAGTACGTTAGTAGCACATGGGTCTACACTGTACTTTAAGCTAAAATTTACAGCCGTCACTTCTGGTCCATATGGACCTACCCAATAATTATTGTCCCTACCTATAAAACCATAAGTTGCATTACCTACATCTGGGGTTGCATAAGGTGTCTTAAACGTTTCAGAATAACTAAACGTAGTCCAATTATATCTTCGATTTAGATCGTAATTATATGATTCTAATACTTTGGAGTTAGTATTGTTGTAAATGTTAACATACGCTGTTAGGTAATCTTGTCTTCCATCATCCCAACCATTACCGTTTTTTGCTTGAAAGCTAAAATTAAAACCATTAACTTGTAGCCCAGTACCTGCACTAGATAGCGCATTATTAACATTAACAATTTGATGTAGGTTTGTTAGCCCGTATGAAAAGTTAATTACATTTGACCCTGAACCCCAGGCCGCAACCCTTGGTAACGGGCCACAATAACCAGGGTCACCACCTTGCCAGCAAGTTAACCCAGCCCCAATAGTACCAGCATTTTGCCAAGTAGATGTAGTTGAGGTAGCCTGATTTGTAAAGTTAACCAGGTTACCTGTTGTATCTACTGTCTGAGCTTTACTTGAAAGCGTTATGAACAAGAATGCCAAGCAAAGAGCCGAGGCCAATGTTTTTAGCAGTTTCATATTTGTCTTCTTTGGGTGGTTGTGGGATCTTATCTTTATTATCTTCCCATGCAAGTTTAGCTTGCTCGCCAATCTTACCTTCAATTGGACAAGGTGTACCGGCATTCATCATAGCGGTAAATACCCGTGCATCTTGACACATCACTGCAACTGCGGCAACTTTCATTCCCATGTCATAAAGAGTCTTAGAAAGCTTCAATCTTTCACAGTTCGTATCCCGTACTGTCCCACCTGACGATACACCGAATACTTGGGTTTGTATTGAAGCAGAAGATCCGGTAGTACACAAGTCATTATTGCCACCACTCATCATAGCTGGCGCTACGGCTGTCGGTGGAGGCTGAATTACTCTTTGAGTAATAACAGTTTCATTTTTATTAATATTAGTCATTTCTCCAGAATTTATGTTCTGATTAACATTAGCGTTTTGATTAATATTATTATTTGTATTAACATTTTGCGATGTAGATGTACTAATATTACGATTAGTCATATCACCAGTATTCACATTATTATTTGTACTGGTAGAAGTATTGACATTATTATTAGTTGCTGTACTAACGTTGTTGTTGTTATACGTCATCGTACCAGAATTTACATTGTTATTAACATTGGTATTGCTTGATGTACTTGTGCTGACATTATTATTGTTAAATGTCTGGGTGCCGCTGTTAACATTAAAGTTGGTATTAGTATTGGTATTGTTGCTTGTTGAAGATGACGTATTCTGGTTAATGTTGGTCATTGTACCTGTATTAACATTGTTGTTATTATACGTCATTGTACCAGAATTAACATTATTATTGTTAATAGTCTGAGTACCGCTGTTAATATTGTTGTTAGTATTAACGTTCGTACTTGTACTCGTACTGGTACTGGCGTTATTATTGTTGTTAGTATTTAAAGATGTACTATTGACAGTAGATGTGCTGGTTGCATTACTGTTGCTTGTTGCTGTACTGTTGCTATTAACTGTACTAGTACTGGTAGATGTGCTATTAGTATCTACTAGAGATTTACTATCGTATCCACCTTGATTTATCAATGTTTGAGCGTGTACGTTGCCAAACAACATAACAAAAAGCGCTATTGCAGCGGCCTTTTTGTAGAACATTTTTTCCCCTTGTTATTTTCTTTCGATCATAATATAGGAAGTACTCAATTTACGTGTTATTACATTATATTTATGACCAAACGCACTTGCAACGTTTTGCAGGGTAATATATAATAGACAAATGCTCTTCTATACCAATATCTATACGCGCGGTGATTACGTGCATTTTCGTGGCTTTAAAGACGGAAAACGCGTAAATCAAAAGATTCCCTTTCAACCCACCCTTTACGTACGTTCTGGTAAGCCATCAGAATTTAAATCGTTGTGGGGTGAAAATCTCGAAAAGATTAAGTTCAGTACGATTAAAGAGGCTCGAGCCTTCGTTGATCAATATAAAGAGGTAAGTAATTTTCCTATCTTCGGTAATAGAAGTTATGGTTATCAGTTCATTAGTAAGATGTTCCCTGATACGATTGAGTTTGATATATCGTTAATGAAGATTGTAACTATCGATATTGAGACTACAACTGAATACGGTTTTCCTGAACCCAGGACTGCGCAAGAACAAGTCACCCTTATCTCTGTACAAGACTTTAATACCAAGGTAATTACTACATTCGGTTGTGGTCCTTATCTAAGCAAGAAACCGAATTCGGTATATGTTCAATGCAAGGATGAGTTCGATCTTCTACGTCAGTTTATTAATCACCATAAGTCTGATTACCCTGATGTGACAACTGGTTGGAACAGTCAGTTATTTGATATTGCATATCTATCTTCTCGTATTACAAAAGTGCTTGGTGAGAAAGCTTTGAACGAATGCTCCCCGTGGGGTTATATCAGGCAATACGAAGTACCAACTGCTCGGGGTCGTACTCAACTGGCTTATGAGTGGTGTGGTATTTCTATTCTCGACTTCATGGACCTGTATAAGAAGTTCTCTTATAAGATGGTTGAGAATTATAAACTAGATACCGTTGCTATGGAAGAGCTCGGTGAGAATAAGTTAAAGAATCCTCATGCAACGTTTAAAGAGTTCTATACCAAAGACTGGGAACTATTTGTAGACTATAATATTCGCGACGTAGAGCTAGTTGATAGGTTAGAGGATAAGATGCGGATCATTAACTTGATTCTTACGATGGCTTACGATGCCAAGTGTAATTATACCGATATCTTTTCATCTGTAAGAACCTGGGATTGTATCTTATATAATAAGTTGTTAAAAGACAATATTATAGTGCATAACCCTCCAGGGGTTGATCCGGATAAAGATCGTACTATTATGGGTGCGTATGTTAAAGAACCCAAACCTTCTCGCTACGACTGGGTTGTTTCTTTTGACGCTACTTCTTTGTATCCATCTATCATTATGACCTGGAATATGTCTCCGGAGACACTGGTAGATGGACAAAAGTTCTTAGCAGACGATGAAAGATCGATTCAGCGGTTAATTGATCATGAAGTAAATACTTCAGAGTTGCAGAAGAATAACTGGTCTATGACTGCAAACGGGCAAAGCTTTACCCGTGAAAAGAAAGGTATCTTTCCTGAGCTTATTGACTTTTACTTTACCTCCAGGCAGGTGGCGAAGAAGGAGATGTTGGCTGCTCAGGCTAAGTATGAAGAAACTAAGGATAAAAAGTATCTTGGTTTGATATCTAGTCTTAACTCTAAGCAGATGGCTGCTAAGATTTTGATGAACTCACTTTACGGTGCAATGGGTAATATTCACTTTAGGTATTACGATATTCGTATTGCCGAAGGTATTACCATGACCGGTCAGTTTTTAATTAGATCGGTTGCTAAAAAACTAAACGAATTTGTAAATAAGGAAGTAGGTACTAAGGATGTTGATTATTCTTTTTACGCTGATACCGATTCTACCTATATTACTCTTGGTGCTCTTGTTGAGAAAAATCTTGCAGGCAAAGAAAAGTCCGCAATTGTTGACGTACTCGACAAGTATTGCGCAACTCAAATTGAACCGACGATCAATGATGCTTGTGAGTCTATTTCGGATTATTTGAATACTTACCAGCGTAAGATTAAGTTTAAGCGCGAGATTATTGCCGATAGAGGTATCTGGATTGCTAAGAAGCGTTATGCTGTTAACGTTTATAACTCCGAAGGTGTAGCTTACGATCCACCTAAACTAAAAGTACTGGGTATGGAGATTGTTAGATCTTCTACCCCTGCCCCGGTACGAAAAGCGTTGAAGGAGGCGGTAGCAATTGCGCTTACCAAGGACGAAACTACTTTAAGAAAGTATGTAGTAGATTTGGAAGCCAGGTGGCATAGTCTAGAACCTGAAGATATTGCATTCCCCCGGGGTGTAAATGGTATCAAAGAGTATGCAGACTCAAATGGTATCTTTAGGAAGGGTACCCCTATTCACGTCAGGGGTGCTCTCATATATAATCATCTAGTCACAAGTAAGGGACTGGAAAAGAAGTATCAGTTGATTCAGGAAGGTGATAAGATTAAATTTTTATATCTTCGTGAACCGAACCCGTTAGGTACTCACGTTATTACGTTTGCAGGTGAAGG